CGAATCCGCATACGAATCGGGGGTACTCCACGATTCGTATGCGGATTCGCCAGTCTCGTTTCCCAACTCGTCCACAACAGGCGTTTTCTCGCCAACCGGGTTTGAATACCACAGCGGGCGTTTATCCAGCGGGCTACCATTGAACATCAGCCGATAACACCTACTCTCGGAACCACTTCATTTAGCAGGGACTGCGCCACATCGGAGCTTTCCCACACACGAGTGATACCGTTGTTGGTGTAGCTCGTCTGTCCGTTTGCACCGATGTGGTTGTACAGTTCCGCTGCAATGCGTATCTGCAACGACTGATACTGCGAGGGCAACTCGTCTGGCCTGTTGCCGAAAGGGTAGCCCTGTGCAAATATCTTGTCTTTGGCAAAATCAAGCAGCAGGTCGAAGAGTGGGTAGTCCTCGTCCGTGATTTCACGGTCAAGTGCAGGGGCGATGTACTGCCCCAGCTTGACTGCCGCTTCGGAATACTGGTCTCCCATGCTGCTTTCCTCCTTTCGCCTTAGTAAGCCTTGATGCAGTACACAGCGTCCATGCGCTCAAAGGACGGCAGGACGATTTCGGAAGCAATAATGTCAGTGCTGACAGGATGGGCTTCCTGCTTCGTAGTAATGGCAACGCCGGTGTTCACAACGGAGACCTGTGCGTTGGAAATGCCAGCCATCAGGTCAACCTCTTCCGGGGTCGCAACGTAGTACATATTGCCCAGAGAACCAGAAGGAGCCAGCACAACATAGCCATCAGGCAGATACTTCTCCGCAGCTGCGGTTTCTTCCGGCTTGAACATCTTGTCGTACAAATGGATACGGATGCCGGATGCGCTTTCGACAACAGAACGTGCCTCAGAATCGATAAGAACGGCGGTGGTGGTTTTCATAACCGTCAGGAAACGGTTTTTGACCTCTTCCGCAGCAATCATCTTGTGGAAGGTGTTCGTATTCATGTAGGCTTCGGTAATGACTTCGCCAGTGTTCGTAAGAACAGTGTTTATGGCAGTAGTCATCGTGGCGATGGGGGTTGCAGTGGTAGGAGCATCCCACTTCTCCTTGGTAGTCAGAGCCTTGTAATTGGACTGCTGCCAAGTGCCATCCGGGTCATAATCATAGACGTAGCTCACGCCGTTAGATTCGATAGAAATACCGGGCTTGCCGGTCTTGGGAGCCAGAAGCTGCCATACCATGCGCTCAGGAACGATGCGAGCACCAGTGATAAGCTGTGCAGTATCGTCGTAGACACGATTGATAACATCTGCCGCAAACTCCTGATTGGTAGCCAAAACAGAAATGATCTTGCGGCGGTCGCTCTCGTCGATATGCACACCCTCACGGAAGAAGGGCATATTGGTCTCCGTCACCTGAATACCTTTACGGGTACGGAACGTAGCCTTAGTGTCAAATACGCTAGGCTTCAGCGAAACGCCAACGCCCTTGTGACCGCGAAGCCACTTCAGTTCCATGCTGACCTTCTTACGGGCAGGGAACAGAGCATCAGAAGCATAAGGCTGCGCATTTGTCGGGTCATTCGTCCAGTAGGCGGCAATCGCAGCAGGGGAGAAGATTTCATTCAGATTCAGTGCCATAATTTAGTCCTCCTTACTCGCTCTTTGCGCCAACATCGGTACGGCAGAAAACGGCGGGAACAGCCTTTTTCAGGGCGGCAATATCGTTTGCAGAATAGGTAAAGCCAGACAGCTTTGCCTTGTCCACATCAATAACGCCCTGAATCAGCAGTGCGCCATTGGGGTTGACGGCAGGGTCAACGGTGTGCAGCAGAATGCCAATGGCATCGGTAGCTGCATCAGCAGCACTGGTGCCAGTAGTGGCAGCAGCTTTCAGGCCAGTCTTTGCCATAGGATAACCAGCCGGAACAGCATTGGTCTCCTTGACGGTAAAGGGAATGGCAACGTAGGTATCAGCAGCCAGAATAGTGCTTTCAGGAGCCGATACCGGAGTATTGGTGTACTTCATGTTTTCCTCCTTAATGGAAAGCAGTCATTGCGTCACTCGATGCCTTGTTTGCGTCTGCGCGCTCCTTCGCAAAGCGTTTAGCAAAGGAAACACCTGCGCTATCTGCGCCGTCACCATTGCCATCCGCACCCGGAGGTGTGGGCATATCCTTAAGCAGAGAAGCCTTGTATGCAGTGTCATGGGCGGTCATGAACTCCGACTGGAACTTAAACACCTTGTCCATGTCACCGTCAGCCAGTGCAGATGCAGCCTTGTTGGCAAGCTCAGCGTCGTAACCCTGTGCAACGAACTTCTCACGGTAAGATGCAAGGGTCTTTTCCTTGACGAGGTTCTCCTTGTCGGCAGTCAGGGCTTCAATCTGCTTCTGCATCTCTGCCAGCTTGTCAGCCTGTTCCTGTGCGGCATTCTCGTCATCGGTACGCTTTGCCTTGAGCTGCTTCTTGTACTCAGCAGCTTCGCCATTGGCTTTCGTCACGGCGTTACGCAGCTTCTCGACCTCTACGCTAGGGTCTGCAACCTTTTCAAGCGCAGAAATGATTTCATCGGCGGTCATCCCCTCTTTGTAGGCATCACCAAGCAACACATTGAGTTTCATATCGTTAATTTCCTCCTGCGTTTTTTTACCGTTGCTTCCCTGCAACGCTGCGAAATTTGTATCCCGGCTTCCCTGCCGGAATATATCAGCCCGAAAATTCGGGATGATTACATATTGCCCACAAGTTCTTTGTAGCTAATCCCGCTAGTCAGACCGGGCGATTCTTCGCTATCCGTCCCAACGAAATGAGCATTTTTAACGCTCGGATGTAAATACTCAATCATTGCAAAATTAGCCACATCAATCAGCCATTCGGTATTCCCCGTTTCGAGATATTTTTGAATGCGTGGTTGAATCTCCTTGACAGCTTGCGCCAATTCCGGGTAAGTTTGGCTCATCCAGCCATACTTGTAATGAGAAACAAGGATTCGGTTTTGCATTTTCTTGACAAAATCGTCATCCCAATCCCTTGCAAGGATTTCATTGTTTGATTCCATCGCTGTTCTCCGGGTTAGTATCGGTAGGCCGTTTGTCTGCTATATTCCCTGCATTTGTGTCGGTAACATCCTGTTTAGACTGTTCCTGCGGCTTCGGTGCCTTTCCGTCCTCTCCCAGCTTGCCAGCGGCAATCAGGAAAGGCTTGCTCATTTCATAAGCAGCCTGCGGGTCAGGGAACAGACCGGGCGTAGTAAACGCCAGCTGCGGGTCAATCGGCTGCTGAATCATCTGTGCGAAAATCTGAACCTTGCTTTGCTGGTTATCGTACTGACGGCGTGGCAGTTTGATGTTGATGTCGCTTGCCATCAGCTTAGAACCAGCCGTGTCACGCAGGATTTTCAGCATTACAGACAGGCTCTGGCGTTCAGCGTACTTGAACATATTCTCATACTGCTGCGCTCTTGCTTCGGTGTGATTCCATCCGTTGCGGACGATAACTGCGCCCACGTTGTCAGACGTTGCGTTCTCGCTGCCAGTGGCACTGGGCATAGCAGTCAGACTGCGATACACGTTCAACATGGAATCAAGCAAGGTCTGGCTCTGCTGCTGGTCAAGCTCATTTGCAATCTGCGAAACGGAGGCAGGCAAGCTGGTTGTAGATTTCAGACACATTGCGCCAAGCTCTTTGACCTGTTTCAGTGCGTTATCATCCACAAGGCAGTTGGTAAACACCATAATGGACTGGATGAACTGCGCCACGCCGTCCAAACGGTTGCTTTCAAGGTCGTTGATGGCATCCAGCACAGGAATAGCCGGTTCAAACAGACCCATTCGCTCCGGGTTCAGCTTGTATTCGACCATCGGCAGCATTCCGAGAGAGTGATTCTCAGACTTTGTGACCTTGCCGTTGTCGATTTCAAAGTACTGGTTCGGCGTGTACACGCAAATCAGGTCGTTCAGGTCATTCTGATAATTGCGTGGGATGTGCAGCACGTTGGCGATAGGCTTGTGCCCGATGCCGGAGTTGTAAATCACATACGCCATATCTGGGTCAGGAACGTCCACTAGCAGGGGCGTTTCGTCCGGATAGTTGCCGTTGTATCCCTTGTCGGGAAGAACAATGCGGTATCCCTGTCCGCACTCCAACATCCACTGCCAGAGTCGCCGATCGAGCGCATCCTTACCCTCATACTGCAAGGCGTTGGACAGACGCGCGATTTCCTCACCGTCACCTGTTGCCGTTTCAGACCGCACATAAGAACAAGGAGTGCCGCTCATGTAACCTGTGTAGAAGCCAACGCACTCATTGGCGTGGTTCTCTACAATGCGATTGGTGATTTCAGCGTGGTACTCTTTCGTGCGGTGGAGGACAGGCTGGCTACCCAAGTAGTAGTTGTGCAGAAAGCGAATCTCGTTTTTGTTCAGCAGATGAGTAGGCTCTGCCTTGCCCATGACCACTTTCAGCACGTTTGCCCGATTGATTTCCGTCTCCGGCGTTTCAATCGGTCTACGTCCGGTCAACGGCTCATTCAAAAAGCCGCCAACGACCATCTGATACTCAGCCATGCGTTCCTCCTTTCTGGCAAAATAAAAAGCGCAGCAAGACAAACCTGTTAAGGTCTATCTCACTGCGCTTACAACTGCGCTTCAAAAGCTATTCAGTTTTTAAACTTTGGTACGGAGACCCATGTATCTTTTGGAAAGTTGGAATCTCCAATTGTAATCCAATGGCAAAGAGGGCACAGAAGAGAGAACTTGCCTTCAACTTCGCCAAGATAACGTCCGCAATCGCACGGATTTCCGTTTGCGTCCTTGCGGGGATGCTTGCATCTGACTTTTGCTTTCATCTGTGCTCCTTTCCTAATATTCCTGGAAACAGGCTGTTGAGCACAGACCTGTTAGAAGCTGCTGGGAAACTGTTCGCACTTCCAGCCGTGCTATTCTCCGCCTAGAGAAACCATTGCAGCTGTTTCATTCTGCTGTCGGACAGATGTTGGGCTGCAATTTTGGTGCTGCATAATGGATTTGAACCAATGTATGTCCGGTTATGAGCCGGGTGCTCTGCCATACTGAGCTAATGCAACATAGAAACCCGGCTTGATTCATCGTTGCTCTTTGAAATGGTAAAATGTCAAAAAACCCATTTCATCGAGAGCCGGGAATAACGATTGGAGGTTGTAAAATGCAAATTTCCATGAAAACAGAAGTGAATCGTTGTGCTGCGTGACGGATTTGAACCGCCTTATTCTGGAAGTCAAGATTTGAAGGGCGAACCAGACCCCATCCAACACGGGACGCAACTTATATATCCCAGCAATGGGAAAGAGCGTAGAAACCATTGCCGGGCAGAAAGGAGAACGCCTGCAAAGCATTCAGCTCAGAGCCGTAAAGCATATAGCAGGCATCATGCCGGAGTAGCCAACTCCTTACATACATTATACCAAAAACAACGATATAAAGTCAATAAATTAAATTATACGTTACCGCTTTTTTCAAAATGGCCTTTTTATAGGCTCGATTTTACTGATTCCGCTATACAATTCATCGGCAAGCTGTGCCAGACTGTCCGGTGCATCATCGTGCGGAACTTTGCCAAGCTGCGTGAACATCGTAACCTGTTCCATGAACGCCTTATACTCTTTCGACTGGTGTTTTTCGTCAAGGAAATAGAACCGTTTAATGTCCGGCGCATACTGGATGATTCTTGACAGCTTGCTTTGACCGCTTGGCGCACGCTGGCTGCGGACAGAGCAGTGATAGCCCTGCTGCCGGAGCTGGCTGTCTACCACGTCACAATATTCATCGCCGCCGTTGTTGGCTTCGCCACGCACTACGTTGATTTTATGCTGAATGATTTTGCCCACGACTTCCGGCCTGGTCACGGTCTTGTCACCGTTGTTGAAAACAAGGTCTGGAATAAACACGGCATCTCCGTACACATAGGCGATAGGACAGGCGGTGAAGTCACCGCCGCCCCATGCAATATCCATGACCATGAGCTTGCGATCGGGCTCTCCATCAGGCAGAACGCCGTTGAAATACCGCAGTTCATCGGCAGGGAACAGCAAACCCTCACGCACATAGGGCTTGCCCATGTACTTTGCCCACCATGTTGCATCGTCAATGCTGGCTTTCATATCGGCATAGTAGGCATCGTCAAATCCAACGCCATAGTCATAATTGAAGTTGCTGTGTCCGTTTTCGTCCACCGCAGGAATCACCCGGAATCGGTACTTCGGGTTGTCTGCATACTGGTTCTGGATGCGTCCCAGAGGGTCAAGCACGTTCCATCGGGTGCCGACCATCAGCTCTAATGCGCCTTGCTTTTTACGGTCTTTCAGCTGGTTCAAATAGGCATCGTACTTGTTGTTCAGGCGCTCAACATTCAGGCTTTCCTCCAAGTCCTCGATCAAGTCATCGCTGTACAGAACGCCGCCCTCGCCAATTTCAACAGCACCAGTCAACGTACCGCCGATGGAACGACAGGTCAGGGTGGGGAAACGCTTCTTTCGGTTCAGATCAACGCTTTCGTCCTTTGCGCTTTTGTCCACAAGCTGAACGTCAGGGAAGATTTTGCCCCAGTTGTAGGTCACGGGGTCGGTGATGATGGACAGCACTTCGCCGTAGAAACCGTTGGTCAGTTTGTCAGAATGCCCGCTCATAACCGATGCAACGTCAGGGCGGTTTCCCATCAGCCATGTGATGAAAAAGATGCACAGCGTGGACTTGCCGACGCGAGCAGGTAGACTAACTCCCAAGAAGTCAATCCGCTTATAAAACAAATCCTCTAGGTCATCCGCCAGCACTTTCAGAACCCTGCGTCTTGGCTGATAGAACTTCTTCTCCGGTGCACGGTTCCATTCAATGTAGATGCAATAGCTATCGAACACATCCTTTGCTTCAAACAGGTACGTCCGACCGATAATGTCATAGACCTTCGCCACGTCCTCGCCTGTTTTCATCTTGCCCATTATGGCGGCACAGACGGAACGCAGCTCACCAGAGTATTTGTAGGCATCGAACCGCTTATCCTGTGGCAGAGCATCTCTCAGGTTCACCACCGCCTGAAACCAGTCCTCATAAACCTGCGCTTCGGTCGGATTCTGCTTTGCATACGCTTTGATGCTGTCGATGATGGCGATACACTGCTTTGGCTGCATAAAAAAATAGGCACCCCCTACCCAAAAATGTAAAGAGTGCCTACAACTGCACAAAAATCAAATATTCGGCTTTATAATACGATTCAAGAAACTTTATTTCTCAAAATCAATTAAAAGAACTGCCCGACCGTTTCTAACCCTTTTTCTACCTTCTTCATTATGCTATTTTCGGAGAGATATTCCATGCCTTTCAAGGTAATCTGCGGGTGAATCGACTCTACAATATGCGGGAACTTGTTCGTCAGGTCTTGCGTGTAGACCAGACCGCGAATGAAACCGTTCATTTGCAGTTCAATCATAATCTGCTCCCAATCAGAGACCTTCATCTTCATTGCTTTTGCAGAGATAAGCTCATAGTCAAATTCTTCATCGCCCTTGTGCTTATCCAGCAGTTTGAGAATCTTGTAGATGGCATTAAAGTTGTCCATAAGCTGCTCCTTTCACCTGTTCTGTTCAGCAATCCGATACCATGTCTGGCGGGTCACGCCAAGCTGTTTGGCAGCATCCGTGACCGTGAGAATACGCTTCTCCACCTGTTCGTGGAGAACGTCAAAGAGGTTGCGGTCGTACTCTGTGGGCTTGCGCCCTTCCCTGTAATCGGGGCGCTGGCTGGCAATATTCTTGCCCTCTTTGGTACGCTCAACAATCATGTCACGCTCAAACTCTGCAAAAGCAAGCATAACGTTACGAATCAGTTTTCCGGTCGATGTGTTATTCATCAGACCCATATTCAGAATGTTCACGGACACGTCTTTTGCAAGCAAGCTGTCAATAATTTCAATGCCGCCTTTCACAGAACGAGCAATACGGTCAAGCTTCGCCACGATCAGCGTGTCTCCCGGCTGGATTTCAGCCATCAGCTTGTCAAGTTCAGGTCGATGCAGCTTCGTGCCGGTGTAAACGTCCGAAAAAATTTTCTGCGCTCCGTTGGCTTTCAGAAGTTCCGACTGGGCTTCAAGACTGTTGCCGTCAATCGCCTGTCCGGCGGAACTGACACGAGCGTAACCGTAGATCATTCAGGTTCACCGCTTTCTGATTTGCTACTTGTTAAAACGTATTCATTCAAAGCGTATTCATGCGACTTCTTAGGGATAAGAACAACGTCATAGTTAAGAACATCAGCGAATTTGATTAAAAGTTCCAAAGACATGGTTTTTCTTCCCAAACGAGTTGCGGCAGCATTTTTTGTTTCGCCGTAACCAAGTTCGTGATTTAACTTTGCCATATTCATATAAGGATTATCTTCCAATATTTTCTTCAGAGCCTTCGTTACATTCATTTTCACTGCCCCCATCTCTTTCTTGATTCCATTATATCACACAAGTGTGACTTGTCAATAGAAAAATGGCAATTTACTATCGATAGGGTCACTTTTTTATCAACACTTTTTTGTGTTAGTTTACAGCTTGTATAATTATCGTATTATCAAGTTTTACTATAAATTTCCTCTCTAATTCTAACACATTAAAGTGTCAAAACCGCTATCAAAAATGTACACGAAAACGTGTTTTAACGTACAAATTATACAAATCGGGCTGTTGACAACTATATACCAAGCGTCTATAATCTAAGACAGCAGAACACACGATGAATCAGCCAACAACGGTAGATTTATCCTTTGTGGCATAAAAAATAGGTCGTCAGCACCACCGACCAAAGTTGCACTGACGACCTATTCCACCACAAAACAGAAGCTGCGCAACCAAGGGCGCAGTCTCGGTTTCTGTCAATTATTATAGCAGAAGCAGACCGCTTCTGCAATAGAAAGGAGCAAAAAACATGAAATTTCCCACGACAACCGAAGAATTTCTGAAAACCATCGCACACGGCAAAGAACCGACCAGCGAGGACAGGGAGTACGCAGAAGCGCTTGGTAAGCTGTCCGAACTGAACTATCGGGCAGGGTACGAAGCGGGAGCAGCCGCGAAGAAATGATTTTGACGCGGACTCATGTGTATTATAAATTACCACATGAAATCGTTCAAAACTATTTACTTCACAAAAATCTGTGGTATTATACCATTACCAACAGATGAAAGGTGGTGAAAAAACATGAACAGTCCCTATACAGAGCGGTACAATCGCACGTTTACAATCAGCATGACGGAACGCCAGTATAAGCACTTGCAGAACTACTGCATCAAAAATCGGGTTTCTCTGGCAGAAGCCATGCGTAAAGGCTTCTTTACCTTGCATCCTATCCCGAAAACCAATGAAAACGAAAAATGATACGCTCGCTGCTGTCGGCAAACTTTAGCGAACGTATCATAAACCACACTGGAACAAGCTGTTCCAGCCTTATTATAGCAGGAATTGGCTTGTTCCGCAAGAACCATGGGAGTTTTTATGGAACAAAAGGTTAAATATGCTATCAATCTTATCAGCGAAAACGGGCAAGTTGTCGTGTCCAGCCGTGAAGTAGCAGAGAATTTCGGAAAAGAGCATCGGAACGTCATGCGAGATGTAGAAAACATCATGTCACAGGGTGTGCTCAAAAATGAGCAGACCCCCATGTTCTACAAAACCGAGTACGTCCATGAGCAGAACGGCCAGAGCTACCCCATGTATCTGATGAACCGAGACGGCTTTACACTGCTGGCGATGGGCTTCAATGGCAAGGCTGCTCTCGAATGGAAACTGAAGTACATTGACGCTTTCAATCAGATGGAAAAGAAGCTTACCAACCCAGAGCCTGAATCCACAGAGATGCTGTTGAGCCGCGCTCTGATTGCCGCCAACAGCGTTATCGACACGGAGCGCAAGAAAGTAAAGGCTTTGGAAGCGGAAAACGCCAAGATGAAGCCGGATTCTGACTACGCAAAGGCGATGCTGCTCTCCGATGAAAGCCTGACTACCACGCAAATTGCCATGAACTACGGCATGAGCGCACGAAAGCTGAACCAGATTCTTAGAGGGCTTGGCATCCAACATACTGTGAACAAACAGTGGATTCCTTACCAGAAGTATCTTGGCAACGGATACGTTGTCGGGCATCCGATCGAGCTGCCGAACGGCAAGACGAAAGAGGTCACCCGCTGGACGAGAGCCGGTCAGAAGTTCATTTATAGCAAGCTTAAAGAAGCGGGCTATCTGCCTGTTGGCGAGCAAATCAGAATGGAGACGTGCTGATGGACTACTCGGAAGAAATGTTTCGGCTACAAGCTGAGAATGAAGAGCACAAAGCCGTTTTAGAAAAAAGCCATGAAATCCTTAATCAGGCATTAGAAATCATCATACCAGAGGATAAACGGTCAAGAGAAGTTGTAAGTGTAGCGCTAGCAACGTCCGTACAACATTTTTGCGAGGACAGCTATTCAATGGGATACAATGATTGTTTGCTCGACATTCTCAGGGAAAAGGAAGAAGTCAGCGCTCCTATCATGTTTCCAACACTTAAATCGTAAATAGCCCATAAGAAAAGCCAGTGGTTAGAGAACATCTAGCCGCTGGCTTTTATGTTTTATTCGATTTCTAACATTTTAGATTTCGTAATTTCGCATTTCAAGCTATCTTCAAGAGAAAAGAACCATCCTTCTGGTAGCGTCAAGCCTTTATATCCATCCGCTGCATCCCTAGACCTGCCCATGTCCATCCAATCAATATTACACCGACCGTATTCATCTTTTTCGGAAGTCTGAAACTTAAATTGCCCTTCCCCGGAAATTACTTTCAAATCATAGCATCCCATCGGAATGTTTAAGCCAAATGTGTATTTCCCTGCACCAATGATTGTTGCCATGTCTTTCACCTCGATTTTTTCTTCTTTATGCTTCTCTAATTCTTGTGGTTTTACTGGATAAATCATCTGCATGATCTCATTTTCCAGTTTCGGCTCTTGTCTGGTTTTTAGTTCAATAGCAATCGGTTGTTGTTGATTAGTCGGTTCTTTTGGCTTTGGTTGCTCTATGTCCTGTTCTTGTAATTTTGGCGACTTTTCTACTGCAACAGATTCTTTAACAGTCTTCTCTACTGTTACTGACTGTTGTTTTGGTTCTTTTTTCTTGCGATTGCCGTGTATTACAGATTTTCTAAACGCTTTTTTGGCTTCTTCCTCCTGCTTCCGTTGCCATATCATATCCGCAAGTTTATCTCTGCCCCACAATTCAACGTGGAGTGTGTTAGCCAGAGATTGAGCGTTTGGCGTAAAGTAAACATTAGTGAATACAACAGCTTTGTCTGCACCGTATCGTTTTTCACCAGCATAGACCTCTTGAATAGGCTTTAATCCAAGATTTTTACTGTACCTCTTACACTGAAACGCCCACTTATGACCGTCCTTATATGCAATCACATCAACACCATAATCGCCGCTTCCTTTTGTCACTTCTACACTCTTAAACCCATCATATTTGAGCATTTCTGCCGTGTAATATTCAAAATCGTGTCCATCCATTACATCAATCTCTTCCATTTTGAGATTGATAGTTCTTCTTTTTTGCGATTCTCCTACCATGTACATAATCGTGCACACAGTAAGAATAACTATAAGCAATGTCATTTTTTATCTTTCTAAAAAAGCCAGTAGCTTTTAGCCACTGGCTTTTACTGTTCAATTATTCTTCTACGAGGTCTGCGTACTTGACTTCAATGCGGGGCAGTTCATCGGTGGTGCTAGTCAATGCTCTGGTGATTTTCTCAAGCCCGGTGAACTCACCGTAGACGTTGATAATATCATCGTCCAGAATCTTCACGGCATCACTGCCACGCTTATCCAGCATATAATACTCGTCATCGGCATAGAATCCGTATCCGCTGTTGTCCGTGTAAGTTCTCCATGCTTTTTCGCTGCCGGAGAAGTTTGCGTCAATAATCTGCGAAACTTTTACCTTGACCGTAATCTTAGTGCCTTCATACTTTTCAGGATAGCGGCACAGCTCTTTATAGTCCACAGTCTGGCACTCAGCCTTGTAGTCATCCTCGCTGATTTCTGGCACAGACGCAACGGAAGAAGCGGTGGATGAACTTGTTTTTGATGTCGCTTTGCTACTGCTTGCGGAACTGTCAGAACTACTGCCAGAGCCGCCAATAGCAGACAGGACAACCAGAACGATGATAGCGATGAACCACCAACGCTTATAGATAGGCGGCTTGTTCTTGCCTCCACAATGAGGGCAGACCTTTGCGCTTGCGGCAATTTCTGCGCCACAGTGCTTGCACGTTGTCATTTTATTTTTAGCCATTGTAGATTCCTCCCTTTCAAGGCTTGTAAGGCAAGTATAGCACAGAACGCAGACCCTTTGTAGGGGTCTTTTTATTTTTGCGGGAAATTTTGAGATTGACAATAGGGGGTGGGGTGATTTTTTGAGCCTTTTTTATTTTTTTCGGTGGTGACGAGACTGACCGGGCGGGGCTGGGCGGCGGCTATATACCCCGCCGGTGGAGACCCCAGCCCCAGCGCACCCGGAACGACGGCACACAACAGAAGGCAGGGCAGACCGTGCCAAAACCAGGGCGGGCAAATACCAGGGCAGACCACGCAAGGCGCGGCACACACGCCAGGACGCTGGACACGCTGCACCGGTCTGCACTCGATACCAGACCGCCCACGCCGGGCAGATCGAGACTGTGCAGGGCGTTGGATGGCGTGGAACGTGTCCGAAACTGAGCAGATACGGACACACACAAGCCGCCTTGCATAAAGTCACATTTTTGTGACGTTTTGTTGCCTGTGCAACGATTTTGCCCTTTACAAAGTCACACAAGTGTGATATTATAATGTCACAAGATAAGTCACACAAGTGTGACGTACACCACCACAAAACAGGAGGACAAAAACCATGAAAAAGACCATCGATTATACCGCACTTGCCGATACCATCCGCGCCGAACTCAACGCCCGCCACAATCGCAGCGCATTGGATAAGGCCGTCACGCAGTACGCTCTCGACCTGCTGGAGGATGTGCAGGAGGGTGCGGACAATATGGAGCGCTTGCCCCTTGACGGTGCAGAGCTTGAGCGTTGGGCGCTCAACGGTGCAAGCTGCTGGGAGCAGTACAGCAACGGCGGTTGCTCCCTCTGCTATAACGCCGATATTGCCGCCCGCGTCTGCACTCCCTCCGAGCTCAAGCGCACCGACGGCGGCATGAACGCCCCCAACAGCCGGGAAACGTGGCTTGACGTGCAAGCCCGTGCACTGTATCAGGCTTGCAACCGTATCCGCACTATCTGCCGCACCAACGGCCTGTATTGCAAGGGGGTGCAGTAATATGCTGGTACTTGATGCAACCCAGTGGGCTGCCCTCTGGTACGTGGGCGGCATGATATCCGGCGCGCTCGTTATAATCGCATTTCTCAACAGCTAATAAGGGGGAGCAAAACGATGAAATATCATAAAATTAGAGGGGTGGACAAATCCACCTGCACAGCAGAGCAAAAAATCGCCTACAATATGGCGTGGTACATCTGGAACGACTGCCGCTATAACTGGGCTGACTGCCGTACCCGTATCGACTGGAGCGAACAGGAGAACGCCGCTATCCGGGACTATACGGACAACTGGCAGTGCAACTATGCAGAAAAAAACAAAAGGTACGATATTGATAGTATCTTTTGTGCCTTGCGTGCAGGGTTGCACGACTACTTGACCGGCTCCGCACACGTCCTAATGAGTTATCAGGATATTGGGGCAGCATTCCCGGCAAATTATATGGAGGGTTAAAAAATGACTGAGTTTGAAAAGAAAGTGAATGAGTACAGGGAAAACAAGCGCCTTTTGGAAGAGCTTGAAGCCCTAAACGATGCAATCAAAACAGATATAATTGCAATGATGCACGGCGCACCTGAAATGGTGCAGGGCACTGCAAAGGCTATTTACAAGGATGTTTCTTCCGTCCGGCTTGATAGCAAGCTTCTCAAAACGCTACACCCGGATGTATACGCAGAATGCAGTAGCAAAACCAGTTACAAGCGGTTTAGCGTGGTATAAGGGGGTGCAACAAGTGATATTATCTTGTATCCTGTTCGCTTTTTGGTTTTTCAGCGCACTTTTTAAGGCCAGCAAATGAACCGATCGGATACTTTAGCAGGGCTGCACCGATAAAAGCAACCCCGCCCCATTGCCCAAAAGGGCAAAAATATTTTTGCAAGTCCTGTTTTTGGGGCCTACAATATGATATACTATAAAAAAGGGCAGTAAAAGCCCAGAAAGAAAGGCATCACCATGAAAACTTACACTGAACACGAAATCAACGGCTTGAGCATTTACGTTGATGACGAGACCGGGAAAGTGCATCACGCAGTAAATTGGGATAGCCCAAACCAAACAACGCTTTACCCGTACGCCTACAACACCCGTTCCCGTGTGTGGGATAATGTCAGCGGAGATTATACGCTGGCAGGATTGAAGCGCACAAAGCGCCTGATTGAATGGCACTAACAAAATCTTAACCCCGCCCACGCTGGCGGGGCTTTTATTTTGCCTTGCATCTGCTGAGGATGCGGGGCTTTTATTTTGTCCCGCTGCAATGCAGCCCTATACAAGCGTTTACAGTGCGTTTTGTGCTACCCATGCAGTTATACCGCCCACACCACAAAATGCGCACAGGGCTTTGCAGACGCTTTTCCTGCGATTATGCCCGCTCAACCATCCACGATACCAGACCGACACAAACGGCTATAATACCACATACGACACGCTGGAGCACGTCACAGCGGCGCAGCGCCTCCAGCACGTACCAGATACCAGCGCCACGCCGGATGCTATACAGGCCAGCACAGCCACCATATTATAATAATGTATATAAGGGTGCGCCCCTGTTATGGATCCATGCAAGACAGTGCAGCATACCACAGACCATGCAAACCCGGCGGGGTCAGCTCCTACCGTCTGCGGATTGCTGGCAAGCGCTACACCCAGCGGGTCAGTCCAGCAGCAGGAGCGCGGCGGGCGGCGCGGAACCATTGGCGGCTCTCGCCGCATCTCTTTTCGGGCTTTCGCCCGATAACTAATAGAGGTCAGCAATAGTCGTAGCGTTCCGGCTGGAATAGTCGTAGCCAATAGTCGCAGTTTCTCCCGACAAATAGTCGTAGAATAGTCGTAAAGTCGTCAGACGACTAGTTTTTGAAAGTCCTATATATCGTATAGTAATTAGCAGTTCGCCGATAGTCGTAGAGTAATAGTCGTAGCGTTTTCTTGTGAACTATCGTCAAATAGTCGTACATTTTTTGTGTGAAATAGTCGTTCGCCTTTTAGAGAAAAAGAGATGCGATAGTCGCTAAGTCGTCCGACCACTCCAAAATCAATATGTGTCAAGACACCTATCAATTTTAATCCCCATCGCATTACCTCAAATTCTTTAACCATCGTACTTATTATAATAGTCGCAGATAATTACTCAATCTTTTTAACTATTATTCTGTTGGAATAGTCGTACCATCAGATACGGTTCGTTTTTATCCGATTTAATTGCCGACAACTACAATCATATCACATCAACCAACTAGGATTATCCATTCGATAAATACCTCAATACTTTTAACTATCCAATAAAGCTATCTGACTGGTCAGTTGCCTTCAATCTGAATCAACCGCCTATACAGCTATGCAACATTTATACATATCCAACCGACTACGAAACGAAGTCAATTCTCCATGTTTGGAATAGTCGCAGACCATCCACCAGTACAAACCTCACGCCAGTTCTCACCTACGGTCCGCTCTGCTGGCTAACGGTATAGCTTTGGAGATAGAGGGTTGTAGGGGGAAAGAACCTTTACAAGCGATTGAACTCTGGTTCGCTATACTGCTGCTTCTCCTGCTCCTTGTCAATCCACATATCAGCAAAGGCTTTCCAGTTGGTAATAGGCTTCCCGGTCTTGGTCATCCAACCTGTTCCCTCATAGTAGTTCATAAACCTGCTGGCAAGCCTGTTCTCACATCCAGCATCCAAAAAATACTCGCTCACATCCTCGAAGTCCGGCGTGATGGCGTTCCCATCGGGCGGGTCGCCCGCTTTCTTAATAACTTTTTTTCTTTTCTTTTCTTCTATATTAAGGAGGTGAACGATTGTTCCCCTCACAGGTGAAGCATCGTTCCCCTCAGAGGTGAATGATTGTTCACCTCCCTTTTCGCTCTTTGACGATTCTTCCGGCACTTTGACGTATATCTTATCGGGCTTGTTCTTCCCTTCACGCTTGCGTTCGATCAACCCGGCTTCTTCCAACTCTTTCAAAGACTTCTTGACCCATCGTTCCGTGAATCCAGTATCGGTAGCAAGGTCTTTGATGGGATACACGATGTACACTCGCCCTAGTTGGTCAGCAAACTTTCCGCTTCTGCTTGCCCTCTGTGACGACCGTGCACGATTGAACAGGTAAATGTAAACAATTTTCTCTGTTGGGCTAACGTCAATAGTCGAGAGGAATCGAGGGTAGACCATGTACCCATTGACCTTTGTGTCGGCTGTCATGTATTCCATTTTCTCCTCCTGCAATAGTCGTAGACCTCTACAATGCGCTCACAGCTCCGTAGAGCCATGACAGAGACGCTTTCTGTGTTCAGTCGATAAGTTTGTCATCTTACGCTAAAAGCGTTTGTAGGGCTTCTGTGCGCGTATATGCAAAAGGCTGCCATTGCTGACAGCCAATGCGATTTTATAATTGGGTTTGAATGTAATAGAGTGCATCGTAAGAGCCATTCACCCGATAATAGTCTTTTAGATACTCACTGATATAAGCACCGAGTGACTTCCAGTCATCATCCGGCTGCTTTACAAATTTGGCTTGCCACCACTGGATAGCCCACCGGGATTCTTTTTCAGCCTTTCTGGCAGACCATCCATGCGCCATCATCAATTTCTTAAAACGCTTTCTAGTCACAGTGTTTCTCCTTTCAATCCATCCAAGTGTACTCTTGAAACCGTTGAATCTGCTTGTTAAACGTTATGGGGAGGTCGCCTATCTCGCCTTCCTTGTTCTTGCTCAGCCGGAACAGGTACTTGTCGGGGTTATCACCGGACAAAAGAATGATCGCATCTGCGTCCTGTTCAATCTGCCCGCTCTCTCGCAAATCGGAGTTAGTAGGCGTTGCTCCTGGCTTGGATGGGTTTCGATTGAGCTGTGCCAGAGCTATCACGACAATGCCTGTGGTCTGCGCCAGCTCGTGTAATGCAATGGATATAGCTGTAATAGCGGCATATCTGTCCTTTGCGCCCGTTTCGTGAATGAGTTGAAGATAGTCTACGAAGATTACCTGAGCCTTTTTACGGAGAGCCTGCGCCTTCATCCACGCCACGTTTTTTCCGGCAGCGGAGCGGATATATAAGGGCATCTTCATGTTCTTTGCCTGTCCGTCAATCTCATTCAAGCTGACCTCCTTATTTTTCACCGTGTCCAGAGGGCAGTATATTTGATTAGCCATCAGACGTGCGCCCAGCTTGCGTTTGCTGGTTTCTAAGCTGAAATAGTACACGGTGTAGTCCTGCTTTGCCATGCTTGCTGCTATTTGCAATGATAGGGCTGTCTTACCCGCAGACGGTCTGCCGCCGATGATGATAAAATCGCCCGGTGAGATGTGCAGCGCTTCATCCAGACGCTCTAGGCCTGTCTTGATGTACACAGGCTTCTCGTCCATGTGAAGCACATAGTCGTTCAGCACATCCTCGTATGTCCACGCATCTTCCTCCTCAGCTTTCAGGCTCATCGCTTCGCCCATCTGCTGGTAAATGTCTGATAGATCAGAATAGTCGGTAAACTCGCTGGTCATCTGAAATGCCAGACCTTGCACACGAGTGAGTGCAGCTTGTTCTCTGATAAGCTGTGCCCAACGCTGCATCTGCTCCCTGTCAATTCGTACACACTCTGATTCACAGGTTTGTACACACGCCAAGAGCGTCTGCGCTACGTCTGGATGCTGCGTGTTTATCTCGACTATATCTATCTTACCCCTAGCCGTCCAATAGCCCTGAACAGCCGCAAAAGCGTCTCTCAACTCAGGTCTGAACAAGTCAAGTTCAAGGTCTGGTATGATTTCATCCACAACGCCCGGCTTGCAGAGCATCAGCGCACCGATAAATACCGTTTGAACGTCCGTTGTCATAGTCTAGGAAACTCCATCTCCGTACTTTGCTCGTACTGGTCATCCTGTTTCAATGCGTAAATGTCCTGCCATCCAGCATAGATGCTCTGGTCGAGAATGGCTTTCCAGTCATGCCGATCAAACTTTTCCAGCTTATTACAGAGCATCTGTTTTGCCCGGTCTGTCATAGGCTTTTTGATTCTTGTACGCATCTGCGCAAACTCTCGCAGGGATTCCAGCAAGACTTTATCGCCATGAGCAAAGTCGGAGAAAATGTCAGGTTTCTTTTTAACTGCACTCTCCGGCAAGGTCTTGACGTTCATCTGACTGTCAGTTGATACAATGGGTTCATTGTCATCTGACTTTGAACTCATAGATGAGCTGACTTTCATCTCATTTATGACATGAGGATGAGCTGACTTTCGTGTAGACCATCCTTTTGACGCAATATCGCTTCTTTTCCACTCTTCATCGAGCAGATGTTTAATCAAAATGAAACAAGATTCTGCTTTTTTTGAATTCAAAGTTGCGTCTTTTTCTTCAAAAACGTATGCACAGATTGCATCGTAGAGTTCCAATTTCTCTTTGCTTTTCAGCGTGGAAATGGCTTCAAAGTAGTATCGTCGGAATGTAAAGCTGTCTCGTTTTTTGTCCATTCTCAATCCTCTTTGTAGCGTTTGTTCCATGCTTCGATAGCGTCTTTACGTCCATCGTGGATAATTTCAATCTCTCCACTGTCGTTCATTCTAAACTCGATTCGATATTCTCTATTGGGATTTGTGAAACCACATTTATTGCATCGGATGTTAAATTCGTATCCTTTTATAAGGCTTCTTGAAAAATCCTTCTTTATGGAAAACACGGCTTTCTCACCGCAAAACGGACATCTCTTGAGTTCTGTCATTTTCTAAATCCCTCTCTCGTTCTCATGATTCTCTTATGCGCCTTGACAGGTCTTGCGCCTTTGCCGTATGCCGGGCGAATATGTTTTGCCTTGATATACCCGCAAGGCGGCTTCGGCCCGAAATCAAAAAGGCTCAAGTCCATAACGATGACGCCAGACTTCTTGTTCGTCATACTCAATCCCCCTTTGGTGGCTCTGGCATATACGCCCAGTGCGTCACTTGTGCGTACTTTTCGCCAAACTCGCTTTTTTCGACATTGTAGTAGCCTTCGTAGGCATCAGCCCAGAATCGACCATTCCAAACTGCCTCGAATACTTCTGGTTTGTTTCCAATAAAGGGTTGCATAGAAACAAGCACCGCATCGCAATTGTTAGGCGGAAGCCCTTCTTTTTCAATGGAGTGCCAAATCACTTTGTTTTCGCTCATATTGTCCTCCTATACCATCGGAAACGCCATCCAATGCGTCACCGTCACATCTTTCGGCAGTCTCTCGCCTATCTCATCCCAGAACTGACCGTCTGCGTAACAGCCTAGAAAGTACGCTGTCGGCGAGATTCCTTGCAACAATTTTCCATCTTTATCACGCCACGTTGTCTTAGTCGCAAGTAACAAAGGTTGCGTTCGCTCTCGTGGCGGTTCGCTTGCTGGATGCCAAAGGGTGTTAGCCATGTGCGTTCTCCATTTTCGCTCCACAGTTGGGGCAGTAGTTCCAACGTGTATGATGATTTTTTGTGTGGCATCTGCTACACTCGAACCTTGTAAATGTACCGTCCTGTATAATCCATCTCCATCTAGCGGTACGCTCTAATGCTGTCGGGGCATCTTCCACAATGTCAATGGCATCTCCAATACCGCAAGCACGGCATCTAACTCCATTGTAGTTCTCGCAGCCATCGCAATATGCTTTCTGGATTCTTTCAATAAGTGCGTTTCGTTCAAGGTATTCTGGATAATTAGCCATTGCCTTTCACCTCAATTGTCGGCGCGGTGTCGATGTAATCAAGCACATCGTCTAACGACAAGCCACCTATTGTTCCATCGTTATACTCCTGAATCCACGCCTCGATGTTTTGACGTAGTTCATTAGCATCAATCGGTCTGACTTCCATGTTCTCTCCTTTCAATCTCCATCCCACACACCGTCAGGTCGCATATTTGCAAACGCAAGCAGCCCGTATAAGGCACGTTTGGCGTTGCCCTCTGTGGCGTGCCAGTAGTCACTATCGTCTACATCGTTACCTAATGCAGAAATAGCCTTTTCAAGCATCGGGATGCTCTCTGCGCCTGTTTTGCCATAGATGGAGCGGATGCCACCCTCGCCGAATACTTCTGGGCGATAATAAAAGTGACCGTAATTATAGGTGATGTTGAGCCACAGTTCTTTTGTGCCACCCATAGCGCGCATACCACCAGCGATAAAATGTGTACTATCCGCTTTGAGCGGTTTGTGCGTTACGGGGTCGCACAGAGAAATATCATAGCTCATCTTTCCTCTCCCATTCCTTGCATCCACGTTCGTCCCACACGAAGTCTGCAACGTGTTTTGACTGGTCGTTCACGCATACGCCCTCCGGCTCTGCGTACCATTTGCAAGAGCCGCAGGACGGCTCAGATTTGTTCTTGCAGGATTCTGCTGTGCATCGGATAGCCTTGCCAGCGGAGAACTGCTTGATGCCCATGCAAGAGCAGTGTTCGGTGGTACAGTAGAAGTTCATTCCTCTATCTCCTTCCATCCGATAAACTCACATAAGCCAAAAATGTTATTGGTGCAACGGTGAACGAAAACTTTATCGCTTATTTTGAATGTTGGGATAAATTTAACATTTATTTCTTCCGTTTCATCATAAAACATCCAATCAACAACGTCTTTATCAATTTTTACACCATCTTCGTCCGTCATAATTGCAGAGCACTGTTTGCACCTGTAAAGAGCGCACTTCTTCATCTTTTCTGCCCTCTCTTTTCCCTGTTGAACCGCCCGATCACGCGCTTATACTCCTCATAGCACTCCGGGCAAAGGTCGCCTGTGTCCCTGCGCCACGCCCAGTTTTTGAAGCATTCATCAGGGTTCATCATCCTGCCGCCAAGAACTGCTCCGCAGCGGTCACATACTCGCTTGTGGTAGATTCCTCTATCAGTTTGCATTAGTTGCTCCTTTTTCCAAATTTCTTCTGCATCTTAGCCCTCAATGCTTCGATACGCTCCTTATCGTCAGTGATAATCTCATACTTGTCTCCAGACCATCCAAGCTGAACATCTTCCGTGTATTCGATATAGATTTTTTCCGGGTGCGTAGGCGGCTCATAGGGGAACGTCACGTTTTTGCGAAAGCGGCTACTTGCAAACCACGTAAGACCACCGTTGTCAGAATAAGCGATTGCGTCAATGTCATATACTTCAATCGTGTTACCTTGTGCATCAGTGGTCTTGAACACGCTTGAGCATCGTTTGTTTTGGAAGCATCCTTGTCCCATTTTGTCCGACACTTCTGTCCATTCATCATCTTCGCCCGTCAGCGGCGTGAGTGGCTTGAACCGTAAAAGACGTTCAAGAACGGACATTACGTATCCAGCAGAGATTTCACCGTGTCCTTGACTTGCAAAAAGTTCAACAATGTCAAGGACGTTCTTGTTGATTGCATCCTGCAACCCGTCTCCGTCTTTCGTAATACGTGCAAGTTCTGATTTTGCATATTCTCTGGAACCACTCATTTTATTTTTCCTCCCCAACATCCTTGAACAGGATTTCTTTGTAGGCTTTCCAGTCTTTGATTTTGCACAGAATTTCCGTGCCGGGCACGGTCTTTTTCAGACCATCCATCTGCCAGATGTTCCATGAGATGACATCTGCAATGGCATCAATCAGCACCGGCGACATACGGTGATTCTCAATCTCATTTCCGAATAGCGAGCGAAAATTCTCCATCAGCGTGAGGAATAAATTGCACCGTGCTAGAAGTAAGTTATCTCCTTGCCACTCGTAGCCGTATGTGCTCATGTAAGCGTTCATGGCGTAGTTGAGCCAAAGGCTGTAATCCCAAACTTTTGGGTCTTTGAAGTGTTCCTCTGTTATAACATTCAGCTTCCTATCCAGCAGACCAATTCTGTCTGGCACGGCAATCATCTGCCCTGTGGTGGTGTCGTATCGACTTGTGAGGAACGGCGCTTCGCCACAGGTGACTTCAAGACAAGCCTTGTTGATGTACTCCTTCCAGTCCTCGTCCTTCAGGTCATTTTCGGCAACGTCTGTCATCTTTTTGCAAACCCATGTCGGAGTGAACACCTCCGCTTTCTTGCTGGTGCGCTTCTTCTGGTCAGAAAGCCGTTTCTGCACACGAGGGACAAGCTGAACCTTGTCCAACTGTTCCAGTGTGATTTCATCTGCAAAGCCCACGCCTAGTTCAGGCGGCGGGTCTGTCGCCCAGATGATGTTCTTTCCTGTCGTGTGGTCTTGCAAGAGGACAGGAAGGAACGTGCGTAGGCAGGGGTCGGAGAAGTTAATCAAAGTTTCCATTGGTCAGCCCTCACCATAATTGTGTTCTTTTCTTTCAGCCAATCCTTGACGCAATGAAAGCAATGCTCACGGTTCTGGCAACGCTCCGGGTCACGATGCTTAATAAGCTCGCAGATGCCCCGCGTAAAGTTTTCTGTAATATCTTCGTCCGTCATGGAGCGGATAAAATCGCCGTTAGTCATCCTCGACCACCTCTTCTGCTACCTCTTTGTACTCCACGTCAATCCCTTTCGGCAAAGCCGTCTGGTACTTCTGGGCAAGCTGTTCTGCACTTTGTGCATCGCCCAACGGCTGTTCAGGCGGTGCAACGGTGACTTCTACGTTATCCTTCATGCCAAAATAGTTCTTAGCTCGGAAAATCCACTCTGCCGGGTTCTCCTGACCGTACATACCGTTGTACGCCCACATAGACTGCATTTGCAGAATCAGCTTCAAGATATACTTCTGCTGTAAGCTGTCATCACGGCGCTTGCCCGCCATAATCTGCTTCAGGCTCACCCATTCGATGCCCAGAACCAGTGCAATCCATTCGACAACAGGGGAGATTCTGGCTTCAATGCAAGCGTCAAAGAAGAAGTCAAGACGTTGTTGCACTTCGATCGGGTTGTTCATGTCCACGCTTGGAAGGTCGCCAAAATACTTGGCTGCAATCATGCCGATGACCTTCTTATCCTCTTCGTCACCGATTCTCGACTGCAAATCGCCTGTATTCAGCATCTTAGACCTTGTGATTGCTAACTCCTGTTGTTCTTTCACCTTTTTACTCACCTGTGAGCGGATAGATTTCCGCTTGTTAAGCATCTGTTGTTTCTTCTTCTCTCGCTCTTTCTCACGCTTCGCGGCGGCTTCTTCTTTCGCCTTTTGCGCCCGCTTCTCACGCTTTTTCTTTTCAGCTTCGGTCAGCGGCGGTCTGCCACGACCACGCTTCGGGGGTGTTGCCATGTGTCAGGCCTCCTTTGGCGGTTCAGGAAGCGGCATCCAATGGGTTACGTTTTCAAGCCGTTTTTCATCAAACGTTGTCAGCCAATCACCATCGTCTGTAAGTACTGCCGTTTGCATTCTGCTATTTTCGTCATATATGATTTTATCAAACACCAGAACAGGCTTGCTCTCATACCAAAGCGTATACTCTCTGTCGCCGTCCACTTCGGTAACTTCTTCCGTCATTTCAGGCAATTCGTCTTTGACGCTAATCCACTTGTTCATAATCACGCTCTCGCTTCTTCATCTTCGTTTCGATGTTGTCCATCTTCCATGCGATTTGCCAGACTGCTCAGCAACCGTCCAACTGCCGCCACCATGCGCACTTTTCTTTCTCGCATACGCACCGACCAAGCGGATTGCTGGTCATCTTCATCGGGCAGTAAAGTTCGTTGTCCATCATTTCCACCCCATCACAACAGCCGTACAAACGACTAGACACACGTTGACGAACAGCCAGACAAGCATTGCCTGACGCTCTTCAAACAGGTTGTCTGCCGCGTTTTTGATTGTCCGTTCAGACTGAACCACCACCGCCAGTAGAACTAGGCAGACCAGCCAGCGAGTTGCAAATTCAAACATTGTTAGTTCCACCTTTCTCTCAGCCCTCCGCATCTTCAAGAAATGCGATTGCGTTTTCCACCCTCAAAGATGCAGATTCGAGCATATCAACTGCGTTCTTTGAGATTTCGTATGCAGACATATTACGCATAGACTTCTGAATTTTTATAAAAGCAGCAGATTCTTCACCGTATAGTGCATCAATTTGCAGCTTCAACTGGCTAAGCGAGTCTGCGATTTCGTGGATATGCTTTCTTCTGTGCTTATTCATCAGCTCCACCTTTCCCTCAGCTCTTTTTCGACCTGTTCTGACTTTGCGGTGATGTAATCTGCAAACTCGTCAGGGGTCATGTATTTCACATCGTTGGAAAGCAGAAACGCTTCGCCGCACCTATCGCATACCATTGTCATTTTCTTTCTCCAATCTCTTTAGCAGCCCATCCACGTCATACCGCCAATGGACGCGCAGCCTTTTTGCTTTGACCTCTATCCCCTCTTGTTCTGCCCACTGCCAAGGGATGCTCTTGCGGCTTTCGTTGTAACGAAACGCCAGAACCTTGCTGGCAGGGATTGCAAAGGTGCGGTTGACCGCCCTGTAATTGACTATCACATGGGCGGTCTGACCGCCGTATCCCATTGCTTCCACCATGTCAGTGATGTGTTTTTCCTTGCGGTACTTGCACTTTGCCTTGTCGTACTTGCCGAACACCTTTTCCAAAGGAATAGAGGGCGTTTCGATGGTTTTCAGCTCAAACAGGTGGTTCATCGGGTATCGATACACAAGAAAGTCACAGATGTTGTCAATGGAAAAGGACAGGTTTTCGTTGCCGCCGTAGTAGGTGGCAGCACTGTCTTTCAGCCGGTAGCACCACGCATCGGACGGGACGGATGCCTTAAAGTCTGCTTCAAACTGCTTGCCGGTGTTCATCCATCATCCTCCGGCAATACAGGAATCGGCATCCAATACTTCACTACACCACGTTTGTCCTCTTCATCCCACTTGCCGTTCTTAAACTCTCTTGTTGAAACGCAACCACCCCAATTCCAAAATTTGTAAGCAACGAAATATATTCCATCTTTTGTTGGCGGTGAATCTTTTGTGCTAATCCATTTCTGTTTCAGCGTTACTGTTGGAAGTTCGTTCAAATGATTTAGTTCGCTTTTCCACGCTTCTAAAGACGGAAACCGGATTCCTACTTCATCCTGTTTTGCAAGGTTAATAAGCCCGGCTAGGTACTTTTCCAGCGGTTCAACGTCAACAAATCTGCTCATCCTCGTTCACCTCTAAATTCACGGAATATGAGTTTCCTTTTCAGCAGGTTCTTCCATTTCTTTCATAATCCGCTTGTGTTCTTCGATTGTCATGTTGTTCGGGAAGAAATACCTGTCAACCATTTCAAACGGCTTAATATAATGGTCAAGAACATCTCGTTCTTCTTTTCGTGCCTTTTCAGCACACATCTCGATATATTCTTCTTCGGTCATGTTGTAATCGGTAATGCAATCGACCACCGAAGAAAACCGGCACAGCAGACCATTAGGTTGTCTTGCAATGAAAGCTCCCATTTATCGTTCACCTCTAAATTCACTTCCGAGAAACCGTTTCTTGCCACGTTCCCTGTGCTTGTCCTCATAATCACGGTGGTACACGCTCTGGCTGTGGTTCAGCTCATACACGAACGCCTTGCGTTCCTCGAAGTCTTTCTTCTCTGCCTTGTACTTTTCGCAGGTATCGTGACAGGCTTGGTGGCGTGATGGGCAGTCTTTGCAACAGGTAATCATTCTTCTCCAAATCTCCTTTTTGTTACAGCTACGCAGAAGCTTTCGATTTCACTTGCCCAGCGTGCAGTACCCTCGCCGTATGCTCTTTGCCAGACCAGAGGGAAACCGCCCAGACCATCGAACAGGCTACCCAGAGTTGGCTTTTCTTTCAGGTAAGGGCGCATCCTCTGCACAAGCCAAAACCATTGTGGCAAAGCGATTGAGTTGCCCAGAGCCTTGTATCTTGGGCTGTCAGCGTATTTGTGTTTCTTGCCTTTACTGTCTGTCCAATCACCAATGTTGGTGTAATTATCAGGAAAGCCTTGCAGCCGTTCACATTCAACAGGGGTCAGGCGGCGAACAATCCAACGGATGGTTTTCTCTGCGATCAGACACTCGCTGCCATTACCGATGTTCCCAGCTTTCGCTTTCAGGGTTGAGCATTTGTCGCTTTCTTTGTAGTGGCTGAAAGACTGTTCGTTGAAGGTTTTGCGTTCGATTGCAATAGCCGTGTAATCTGTGATTCTGTTTTCGTGGTCGCCTGTAATGGTCGGTACGATTTTTCCATCGCCGTTTCCACGAGCATCATAAACAACAGGCTGAAACAATGTCTGGTCTTGGAGTGTTGAAAGCGTTGCACTTTTTTCGTTTTGTACCAGCGCACCTTTACCACCACCAGCGCATCCACTACGGATTTTCAGGGTGTAGGAGTTGCCCCCCCTATCACGTCCAGAAGGGCTTGCCTGAGAACTTCCGGGAGTGGCTTCCCACGCCTTGATGCTCTCGTCAGGATTCCTTGACAGGCTCGTGCGCTCAAATAGTATTTCTGGGGCGCGTTGTCCTCCAAAATCCACGACAAGAGCAATACGTTTTCTACGTTGGGGGACTCCCCAATATTGAGCATCGAGCTGTCGCCAAGCCAGAGACCATCCGTTTCCGGCGATTGCTCCGGCTTTGCTCCATCTGCCCCCCCTCGAAGGTCTAGGGATTGAAGCGTCTGGTTGTTCCACGCGGGCAAGTTCTTCCAGCACGGCTCTGAAATCTTCTCCTCCGTTGGAACTGAAAGCTCCGGGCACGTTTTCCCAAACAGCGAAAGTTGGATACATTCCATTGGTGGCTATCCTCATTTCCTTGATGATTCTTGCGGCATCCAAAAACAGCACGGAACGGTTGTCGTCAAATCCAAGCCTTTTTCCCGCCATAGACAAGCCCTGGCACGGGCTTCCGAACGTGATGCAGTCCACAGGTTCTATCTGGTCTCCGTGAATCTTTGTGATATCGCCCAAGTGTTTCATCTTTCCAAAAGCCCGTTCAGCCAGATAGCACAGCTCTTATATAAGGTAGGCGGTCACGGATTACAGATCAGAAGGGAAGGCTTCCGTCCTCTTCAATCACGGAAAAGTCATCGTTCCCGCCCTTCGAGTAGCCGGAGCCAGACCCGCTAGCCAGCGTTTTCTTCGGCCTGACCTCATAATCGCCGGAACGAATCTTGTCCACGCTGGTAAAGCGGTCAACGACCAGCTTTGTCTTGACGTTTCCATCGTTGCCCATGTACTCTTCCTCACGGAGAACTACGCCGACCAGCTTGCCACGCAGGGTCTTTTCATCGTTGTTGAACTTGTAGCCGGGATTGGACTGCTCCACAGCGGTGATAAATCCCTTGAAGAACGGCAGCGCCTTCTCTTTGTAGCTCTTGATGGTCTTGCCACCCCATGCCCATTCGCCAGGATTCAGCTTGCCACGTTCGATAAGGGAAGCGGTCTGCTCACGCCAGTAACCCTTGAACTCGCCCTCTGTGACTTCCCACTCGATGTTCAGGCGCTCTTTTTTGGGTTCGTCCGTTGCCTTGCAGATACCGGCAACATAGCCGCCAACAGGCAGGTCACGGCGTTCGGTGGCTTCCTGCACGTCATTCCAGTTGATGTTCTTCATCTGTTACTCTCCTTTGTTATCCGGCTGAACCGGGATGTTGTAATACTCACGGATGGTCTTGTCTACGGCGGCGAGATCGTTCTCGATCAACGCATCGTTGAACATTCCAAGAGGGGTTTTCACGGTGTCCATCCCATCATTGCGAGTGCTGAACAGGTATCGTCCATCCTGGACAACGGTTTTCAGAACGATGGTGAAGTACCCTTCCACGCAGACTTTCTCGTCCAGCAGCTTGCCGATGGTCTTGAACTTTTCGCCACCATCTCCGTCACGCTCGCTGTGACCGAAAAAGTAGACCACAACATCGTCCGGCAGTTCCTTCGCCCGCATCAGCAGGGTGTTGAAGTTTGCTGCCATGTCGGTAAACTTCTGGTATCCAGCAACCTTTGCGTTCCGCATGAACTCGCCAGTCATAAGATAGGTGGCATCATCAATGACGATGGACTTACGCTTGGTGCTGTGGATTGCAGCATCAATCTTTCCGTAGTCGTTGGTGATATAGGTTTTCATGTTGCTGCGGAACGGCAGCGGCTTGCCAAGCACGTTGATAACCGCTACCTGTTCCGGGTCAAAGTTCCGAAGCGAAGCGGACTTACCGCTGCCGGAATGACCGTAGACCATTACTAATACTGCCATTTTTATTTCCTTTCTTCGGCTTCATTAGGCTTCATTGTTCTTACTTTGGCTTAATATAGCTGTACAAAATCAACCAGCCATCAGTTCTGCCAACTTTACACGGAGATCTTTCAGCTCTGCTTCCTTGTCCTCGATTTCATACTGCAAGTCTGCGATTTCATACCGCAAGCTCTCAATCTCAGCCAGACGGTCAGCTTCTTTGGCCTCCGCCATCTGCTCGTTGGTCATAAAGCACATGCCATCATCCGGCTCTGTCACGCCGCCAAACCGATCAAAGCAGCCGGAGCAATCGTACATTTCGTTCATTCTGCATTCCTCCATTTGTTGGTATGATGTGTTGCACGGCTGATTTTTTTGTTTTTACGGTCGTCATATTCATTTTCCGCAGTAACACCAAGTGCGCACATGAAAAGTGCCACAGCCAAAAGCAAAATTGAAAGAAAAGCGTAAAACAGCCCAGCTCCAAGCGTTGTTGCGTTTTCAATTAAGCCTCCGCAGCCAACAGACCAAATCGAGAACAAAATCCCAACTGTAACTAATATCGTCGCTTTTACGCTTTTCATTTTTCCACCTTTTTCAACACGACATCAAAGTAATCCGGGTTTGAATTATCGACGATTGCGTATGCGTTCAGAACATCGCATATCTTCAAAAGTGTCCCTGTTCTGATCCCTTCTTTGTGCCTAGCTCTTCTTCTCCCGAGGATGCTGTCCAGTGTCGGCCTTGACACTGTGCTTTTGCGACAAAGCTCATTCACACGAATACCGCGTTCTTTCATGGCATCTTCGAGCGTCATTTTTTCTCACCCTTGTGCCCGAATACCCAAGCCGATGCGGCGATGGCTGCGGCTGCAATAGTGTATTTCGCAGCTTCAATGCCAACCATCACACCGATCTCGTTCATCAGCCACATATTCACAAGGATGAATGCCAGGACGATTGCCAACGTCCCAGCCCAAATCAAGATAAGTTCAACCAACGTTTTCACACTCAGCCCTCCCGTCCACCAACGGCACATTCTGCAACCGTGTTTTCGATTTTCTTGCGCAGCATTACACAAACCATGCGGATTTCTTTCAGCTTCAAGCCGGAACTAATGACCATGCCATACATATCATTTACGAGCTCGTACGCTTTGGGGGACAGGTCATCCCGTGCAAGCTTTTGCTTGTATCTTTTGTTTTTGTACATTTCTTGTAGTCCTTTCTGCGGATATGTTCTAGGCGGTCAGCTTCTCGGCTTTGCCATCGAATCTCCCGCTTTCCATAATATTTTCCGTTCATCTTTACCACCTATCAATCGTTCCAAGCTGTAACCCAAGCACTACCTTTCCGTATGTTATGCCAAGCTCCTTTGCCTTTGCTTCGATTTCCTCGATGGTATAGTCCTTATTCTTCGGCTTTGCTTTTTTCCGCTCCGGCTTCTTGTACTGGTCGCTTTTACCACTTTCTCGATACTTCTTTCGCAGCTTTTTTTGTGAGTCTGCGTAAGCTGCTTTCTGGCACTCTGCGTGATACTTCTGGCAAACGTTTCTCCTCACAAGTGGTTTACCGCACCAAGCGCAAGGAACCGGCTTTGCGGTTTCTTTGCGTTTTGCTTCAGCTCGTTTTCGGTTACGTTCTCTCCATCGCTCCAAATTTGCAATGCTGTAGCAGTTAAGACAGTATTTTCGATTCGTGGCTACCATTCCAAGAAGAGCTCCACAGCGCTCACAGTATTTAATTTCCACGCTGCTCTCCTGCTTTCTTCTTGGCTTCCCGGTTATGCCGTTCAAAGCACTGGTTCAGCATCTTTTCCATCCACAATACCTTGTTGGCTTCGTTCCGAGACACGCCCGCTGCCATCGCCAGTTTCAATCTACGCTTACGGCTTTGCGCTTTACAAAATTTCATTGCCAGCACTCACCGACCTTTTTGACGATAAAAGCGGGTACATCCCTGCTGGTAGCCCGGCACAGGCAGACGCACTTGGAAACCCAAGTATCAAAATAATCAGAAAGGATGCAGCACGTTGCATTTCGCTTAAAGCTTTCATCGCCCGGGCTTTTAAGCCAAACAGAAACTGCCTTGTAGTAGTACGCTTCCGTGACTCCACACCATTCAATGCTATACCCATCCAAGCACAACTGTTCCATGATCTTCATCGCCAGATGCTTTGCTTCTGTGAGCTCCTCTGCCGTCCACTTGAGCTTGTCCTCTTCGTACATCTTTACCAGTTCGTCAATGGTATGCCGAGCTTCATCCGGGTTCTCAAGGTCTACTTTCAAAGTGATAATCTGCTCCATGTTCAGCCCTCCTTCTGCTCAATTTCAAGAATCTTGCAGATGCTCTGGATAATCTTCTCCGGCTTTCGCTCGCCACGAAGAATCTTGTAGAGGTACGAATCATCAAGGAACAATCCAGTATCGCTTTGAACCGCCTGAATCAGCTCCGTTTGCTTCATACCTCGCTGCAACAGCTTCATCTTCACTTCCAGCTCAAAGCCAGACGGTGCGGTAGGCTCTTGCTTTTCAGACTTGAGAAACAGGTTAACGAAGTAGACCTGTCCTTTTCCAGTGACCTTCGGTGTTCTGTTAATGGAAACGTGGTCGCTGTGCTGAATCGTGGTCTCTTTGATTTCAAACAGGCCTTTCTCCATGCTACGCTGCGTAGGCAAGTTGTAGTCACTTCGTTTTGGGTCTTTAATGAGATAGCCGTTCTTTCGCATCCAGTCGAACAAACGGTTCTGACCGATATTGATGCCATTTTGCGAAAGCAACTTTGCAAGCTCACCAACAAGAATGGATTTTTTGCTTGCTGAAACTGCGTCAGCAAAAAGCACTTTCGGCTTCATGGTCTCAATCTGCTTGTCCTTCTTTTCCAGCTCCTCATGCGCTGCGATCAGTGCAGTTGCAAGGAGTTGCGAGCGAGTGAGCTGCGGCTGGTCAGCCAGCTTCTTTTCCATCTCGTTGAACGCCGCAATATATTTCAGCTTCCACTCAAGAGCAGCCTTTCCGGTGAAACCCATAGCCAGCAGTGTGAAGCCGTCACGGTTCATCAGGTAAGTCCTCTGTTCCCTTCCGTAGCTGTCCGGCGCTGTTGTTTCGAAGAACATCTCCCCAAAATTGGGGACATCTTTTTTCATTGCGTCAATGTCACGCATAACGTGGTCGTGACGTTTTTCGAAGTTGTCTGCAATCTGGCGACTAGATGCTACTGGCTCGCCGCTTTGCATAGATAAGACAATGTCGCTCATTTTCCCTCTCTTTCATTCAAAAGCTCTTCCAGAGCTTCTTTCACCTTAGCTTCCGCATTTTTAGGCTCACGCTTACCGTTCAGGATTTTTCCCAAGTATTCCGGTGCGCATCCCATTTTTGCAGCAAGCTCTCTGATTTCGATGCTGTTAACGTGAAGCGTTCCCACAACATCGCCTGTCCACTTAGGAAGCAAATTTTTTCTCCTTTCTTGTTCTAGTACTTGAACTTTTTGAAAGAATATGATAATATTATGGTGTCAAGCAAAAACATTATCGAACGTTCTTCTATTTGTTCAAAGTCTTTAATTTGTTCTACCGATTGAACCCGGTAGCCTTATTAAAGCACAAGTAGTAGAACTTTTCAAGTGTTTTTGTTCAAGTGGTAGAACTTTGTCATCTTGTACAAACGCTGGAGGTATGTTTTGTGTTTTTTGACAATTTCGTAAGGCTATGTGAGCAAAAGGGCGTAAAGCCGTCTCGTGCTTTGACTGAAGCTGGCGTTCCGAAATCTGCTTATAGCTATTGGAGAACCGAAGCAGGTGCAGGAAACGATGCAAAGCCGACCAATCAAAATGCCGTTAAGCTAGCACAGTATTTCGATGTTACGGTTGACTACCTTCTTACTGGCAACCAAAAAGAAAACCCGCCCCAGCAGCCGCAAAGTGAAGTCGATGCAGCAGTGGAGCGGATTAGAAGAAAACTTGAATCTATGCCGAAGGAACAGCGTGAGGCGCTGATGAACCTGATCGAGAAGATGTAACGTTCATGCCCGGTAAAATAAAAGAACCCCTTGTGCCGGGCTGGTATAGCTCTGCGCAAGGGGTTTTCTGTTACTCTAGGTCTAGTGCTTGTTCCGCTGCCGGAATCTTTTCAGGATGTTCCAGCAACCATGCAATAAATCGGTCAATCTTGGCTCTTTCCTGTTCACTCATTGTGGCATATCCTCCCGATCGGCAATCTCTGATGTTTATTTGATATGATTATACATCTTTTAGTTGTCAAGTCAATGTATTTTTAACAACTTCGTAAAAATCGAACGTTTTCTTCACATCCATTACTTCACATCAGGGAAGCCAAAAATTGCAATGACAATGATTAAGAGCCACATTAAGTTTAAGTTACCCTTTGCTTTGTAACATTCCGTTGAGCATGGAACGAAAGGGGTTTTCAGGCAACTTGTCCAGAACATCTGCTTTGACAAGCGCGTTTGTGCTAATGCTATGCGAAACATTGTTTAGCTGCACAATGGCATCGTCCAAGTCTTTTACGGTTGCTCCACGCCGTTCCATTGACTGGAGGAAAGTTTTTACTTCTTCAAGAACGACAGGGTTCTCGGCTTTATAGAATCCATTCGTAAAGTCCATCTTTTTCTCCTTTCACAGTTCCACAAGCTGCCCATCAATGCGTTCGATGTTCTCTGCCGGGTCTCGCCCATCGTCTAAGGCGGCTACGGCACGTTCCAGGATGCCTTTTGCTTCGAGGTAAGCATCTTTATCAGCTTCGTACCCAGAAAGGCTCAGGACAAGCTCCAGCGTCCGTCTGCGAGCGTATGGAATAATCAGAGCATCTACGGTTCGGTTCATTCGCTTTCCTCCCACGGTTCAGGTGTGTGCGGCTTCCCATCGGGAACACTGGCAGGCATTCCGTCGATGATCGGCATACGTTCATGGTTCCAGATTACAGTTTCTTTCATTTTTGTTTCACTCCTCTTTGGAATTTTTTGACAATACAGTTATATCACATCTCGCTGTTTCAATGAAATAGCGACTTTTTTCAATTATTGTTTCACATTTTGAACAATATATCAGTTAAATTCCTTTGCATTTGTATCATTTTGTCGAAAGAGGGGTATTTATGGATGATTATAGGATACGAGTGGCAAAAGCGTTAGAGATGGCAAGAGCGGAATCCGGACTTAGCCAACAGAAGCTTGCGGACAAAATGGGTGTAGGCCGGACATCTATTTTTCGTTACGAGCAAGGGACAATGGCCCCAGATGCTCCTACTATCATAAAATGGTTCGTGTGCTGCGGTGTTGCGGTCAAGCCGTATATAGACACCTGTTTGCATCCAGGATTATTGGAAAGTCTGGCTGGCGATGCCAGCACCGAGAGAAAGAGAGATACGCTGATAGAGCATATCAAAGACGCCCATCCACAGGAAATCGACCTGCTGTGCTACCTGATCTATGGCAATCACGGCTCAGATTACCTTGCCGTTCTGTGCGAAATGGTAGCCAACCTTCACACGACTTTGCGTGATCGTGTGTCCGTCTGCCGCACCGTCACAGGTCATTATGAAATGGCGCAAGCCACCAAAACCGACCCAGACCCAGACGGAACACAGCCCAATATGCAGATTTTATATCAGGCACAGGACTGTGGAGAAGCTTCGGCCATGAAGCGAAACGATTCTTATACTATCAATCAGGAAAACATTTTGCGCTGATTGTCGAATTATCGCAGTTTTTGAAGAATATTTTGTACACGTTCATCCACTTTTTGTACACGTTTCATGCAGATTAGGTATACCTTTACCTCGTCATTCCGTCCCCCATAACCTGTAAATCGACAACATTCGCGCGGAATAAATAACGAATTAACGTTATTCTGCTGTTTGCAATTGAGCAACTAGTCAATCCGTCCCCCATCGTGCAGATTAGGTATACCTTTCCATCCACTTTTTGTACACCTATCCACAATCCGTCCACGTTTAATGCGGCTAACAATGTACAGCTTCTTTCCGGCCACAGTCTTATTTAGCAAATGGAGAGTTCAGTTATCCACAAACTGGAATGGAAAAATAAAGAATTTGTTGAAAATTATCGTCATCGGCTATTTAACGATGATATTTAACCTCTTGTTTATTTCTTGTTTAATATATAATATGTAGATGGGGGACGAAATGACAAAGCATGGGGGACGTTTTGACAAGTCACGGGGGACAAAATGACGAGGATATGGGGGACAAAAAGACAAGTCATGGGGGACAAAAACGGTTGACACGTCCCCCTATTTGTGATATACTGTTTTCAGACCATTAAAGGAAGTGAGCAGATGCCAAAAATATCAGACAATAACCTTGTCGAAAAAAGCAAATCCCTTGTTTGGGCGAAGTTCAGGGACTACACCGCAGGAGAACTTCGGTTGTTGGAGGTTTACCTATCAAGAATAAATCCGAGAGACCCAAGCAGTAGCCGTGTAGAGTTCACTTTGGCAGAATACAGGGAGCTTCTTGGACTGAAAAGCCTTGACGCACGAAGGATTGAGCCGCAGATCAAGCACTTTTTGGGCAATACGGTTTCGATTCCTATTGACAAGGAGAAAGGAACATTTGAAAGTTTTGTTTTATTCACAAGGGCAAAACTGGACTATGTACCAGAAACAAGGTCTTACGTCGTGGCAATCACCTGCAACCCAGACCTTCGCTCCATCTTTTTCGACATTGCTGAAAGCGGATATGTTCGGTATCGGCTGCGTTACACATCACGAATGAAGTCACAGTACAGCATCTTGCTTTACTCGATTCTTCGGGACTGGTTGAATATGGACAACAAACCGCATGAAATCAGTCTGAAGAAGTTGAGAGAACAGCTCGGTGCGATGGAAGCCAGCTATGACGTTTACAAGAACCTTCGCAAGCGGGTGCTTGATGTTGCGGTAGACGAAATCAATGCCGTGTCTGACATTGTTGTGACCTACGAACCAGTCCTTATGGCACGAAAAGCTGTGGCAGTCAAGTTTAAGCCCAAAATTAAAGCGTCTGAGACGTTGATTGAAGCGCAGGCAAGCGAAGTACCGGGCGAACATCAAAAAGCCGCCAGAAAGCCCCGCAGAAGCGGATATGAGGATTTCGACTGGTCTGTGTGTGACGAACTGGAAACGCAAGACTGTATTGACGTGGCGAAGGTAGTTGAGAAGTGGATGAAGAAAGAGCATCCTGAAATTAAGCTGCCAAGACGCAGAGAAGCGGTTTACGACACGGTAAAGGCTGCGTATAAGGACATTTTGTCTTTTGACAGGTCTCCATTCCCGGATAGACCTGTTGGTTATCTGATTAGAAGCGTGGACAAGGCTGGCGTTACTGACAAGTATATGCCTGCTTTCTATTCCATTGAAGCGATGCAAAAGTAGTCAGATGCAGCACATTATGCAGAATGAGCACAGTGGGCAGATAAAGCAGAAAGGAGCGGTATGAAGAAGCAGGAAATTGTGTGGTATTCCGTTAAAGATGATGGGATGCCAACACCAGAAATCATTGAAAAAACGAAAGGTCTGTTCTTGTGTTCGGTAAAAACGGTCTATCTGAAAGATGAATCTATAACGGCAATAAACACGGTAGCGGCATTTATCAAGAATGGAGAATTTTTGAATACATCTTTTGAAAAGTTAAGTCATTCTTCAAGCAATAGTTTTATTGCAAGAGTGGTTGCATGGGCAGAGCTTCCGATGTACGAAGAATAAAGAAAGAGTGATAAAATGGCAAAAATCATAGCTGTCGCCAACCAGAAGGGCGGCACAGGAAAAACTACCACAAGCACCTGTCTGGCTGGTGCATTGCAGTTACTTGGCAAGAAAGTCCTGCTGGTGGACTGCGATGCCCAGTGCAACGCAACGGACACTTACGGCGCACAGACAGAGGACGTATGTACCCTATTCGATGTGATGACCCGGCAAGGCACGGCCGAAGAAGGAATCCAGCACTGTGAAGCTGGTGACATTCTTCCGTCTGATAACGCATTGAAGGACATTGACGAGCAGCTTGTGCGGGACATGGGCAAGAATTTCCGGTTGCGAGAAGCCCTTGAAAGCGTGTCTGGTCAGTACGATTACATTGTGCTGGACACTCCCCCGCAGCTTGGTCTTGCGCTTGTGAACGCGCTGATCGCTGCTAACAGCATCATCGTACCCATTACGGCAGACAGATACGCACTGGCTGGTTTGAGCCAACTTTCGCAGACCATCAGCGATGTTCGCAGATATTTCAATCCGACTTTGAAGATTGAAGGTTTGCTCCTGAATCAGTACAAGAGCCGTGAGAACCTGTCCAAAGAGGTTGTGGAGCAGCTTCCTGTGATTGCACAGAGCATGGGAACAACATTGCTGGACGTGAAGATTAGACCGTCTATGGGTGTTCGCAAAGCGCAGGCAGAACGTCACAGTTTGTTTAGCGGCGACACGGCAAAGAGCACCAGCGCAGAGGATTTCAAGGTGTTGGCACAGCATATTGTCGGAGGTGAAGGCTGATGAAGTCAACCAGCAAAAAATCCACAGGCTTGCTTGGCGGGTTTGATTTCCAGCCTATTTTTTCGGAACAGCCATTAAGCCGAAGTGAGCCAAAGGAAGAAGAAGTAAGCCAAGCAAAGCCGAACGAAGCCGAACAAGCGCAGATTAAGCCAAGTGAGGCCACAGACAGCCATGCACAGCCTAATAAAGCTGAATTAAGCAGTATTAAGCCGAAGCAAGCCAAAGACAGCGAAACACAGCCAAACAATGCCGTAGTAAGCGAAAGTAAGCCAAAGAAGTTGAAACAGGCGAAAGAAGTTCAACGTCTTATCGAACAGGGCGATGTGCCCGGCGCACTAGCGGAAACTGGCTTGACAAAGAAAAAAATCCCGATGCCGGAATCGCATCAGGGCGTTGCAAGTGGTGACGGCAAGCGTTCAAAGCGCATTACCATCCTTATGAGCGAGGAAGAACGCAAGTATATCAACCGTGAAGCCAGACGGCACGGAATGACGATTGGGCAGTTCGTTTACGCTCTGGCGGTGGCGGCGGCAGAGGGGAAGATTGAGTTGGAGGATTGACGATAAAAGTTAAGATTTAGGAGAGGCTGTTACTATGATCGAGAGCGAATATATCAAAAAGACAGATGCTATGAATATCGTAAAACGAACTCATGGCGATTATGAGACTGCATGGAGTGAAATCAGAAAGCTTCCAGCTATTGAAATTATAAAAGAAAAGAAACTGGTAGCTAGTTGGAAATGGGATGGAAATTCGTGGGTGTGTGGAAACTGTAAATATCCAAGTATTGCATTGCTTACATACGGAAGCGACTGGGACCCGTATGCATTCAAAGATACAGCATTTTGCAATTATTGTGGCGCAAAAATGGAAAATGATAAAAGATGAGCTCTAGGAGAATGTTATGACTTACGGAGAAATGAACGACTATATCACCCATGTTAGCGACAATGACTTGGTTGCGTTGAGCAAAAGCGTTTACGAATTCAAGAACGGAAGCGGAGTGTTGGAACCAACTTCAACGCTCAAAATTCTTTCAGAAAACTTACAGTTTTCTGATGTGAGAGCGTTGGAATACGTCATTACAGAAGAAGCGCATAAACGATACGAGCAGATTGTTTTACTTCTTATGAAAGATGCTCCGACACATTATTTGAAATGATGAGATTTAAGGAGAATCATAATGGGTAAGTATGTGAAGCGAGAAGATGTCTTAAAAAAGCTAAAAGATGTATCAAAATTGGCAGACGGAAAATCTGGAAGAGCGGTGATTGCATTACTTAGGGCATCGTTGGAGGGCATTCCGTACATTGTGGTTGAAGAAGAAATTAAGCAAAACGATAAAAACTAAGTTCTAAAGTTAAAATAGAAGAACCCCTGTGTAGCCGCAACGACCGCACAGGGGTTCTGTTTTACTTCTCTGTGATGTACTCCCGGTAAGCATACGCCTTTCCGTCCACAGCATCGCTGTCCTCAAGGAACGCCTTTGCCATGTCCGCGTAGAAGCCCGGAGTGTCAACGGACTGACGCTTTGCGACCTGACAATAATCCGAGTACATCATGTTCATGACCGCCCAGAAATCGTTCGGGTCGCAGGTGATATTGCGCTGCTTTGCAACGTCCTGCGTCTGTTCCAGCGTCCAGTGACAGCCCTTCGTGCCGTCAGCATTCACCATGCTGTCACACCATTCCTCTGCTTCATCGTGGGTGAGATGCTGGCGTGGCATCTTGATAGAACGGCTGTCTGCACTGCCACGTTCATACTGACTAGACCGCTTATCCCAGTCACCGTTCTGCGAGAAGCCAATTTGCGGCATTCTGCGCCCATTCTCTACGTCAGGATAGCGGGGGATAGGGTAGGGGTCGATGTAACGGTTTTCCTCCTGCGGATAGTAGGGATAGCGGTCGTTGTCACCTTCCAGCTTGCGCAGACGGCGTTCCATCTCACGCTCCCTGCGGTCACGCTCTTCCTCAAGGCGGTCACGTTCCGGCTCACGGTTTTTGTCGTGTTCACGGAGCATCATCATGCGGCGAAAATTAGTCTTGCCCATAATCTACACCTCCTCAAGAAATAGACGCGGGCGCACCAGCGTGGGAACGGCAGAAGCAGCCAAGATATTTGAACGTGCCTGTGCC